ATGATAGAGATCAGGCACTACATCGACTACACGGGCGCCGACCCCTTCGCCGATTGGCGCGAGCAGGTGCGCGACATCAAGGCCAGGATTGCCATCGACCGGCGCATCATGCGAGTCGAGCTGGGCAACTTTGGTGACCACAAGCCGTTGCGCGAAGGCGTCTGGGAAATGCGGATCGACGTGGGGCCTGGATACAGGGTCTATTACGCCAAGGCCGGCTTAACGGTGGTGCTGCTGCTTTTCGGTGGCGATAAGCGCAAACAGAGCGCTGACATCGAGCGCGCCTGTGCCTACTGGCGCGACTGGAAGAGCAGTAATCAACAGGAGAACGGACAATGAAAGACCGATCACATGACGCGGCAATGGCCGATGTGTTCCGCAAAGATCCGACCTATGCCGTGGAGCTGCTGAACAGCATCCTTGAGGACGGCGAGCAGGGCGAACTGCTGATTGCTTTACGCCAAATGACAGACGCCTTTGGCGGCGTCCGTGGTGTGGCCAAATCGGCTGACCTGAACCCCAACCAGCTTTATCGAACGCTGTCAGCCGAGGGAAATCCCGCCGTCAGCAGCCTGAGCGCGATCTTGCGCGCCATGGGTTTGAGGCTGGCCATCCAGCCTATTGCTGCGCATTGATGCTGGAGTTTTAGGTTTTGAAGTCTGAGACGAGCAGACAACAAAAAGCCGCCTCATGGGCGGCTAGTGACGGGGTACACCATCAGTTCAAAACAACTGGCCCAGCGCTGCCGGCTCCCAGTTCATGATCACCAGTTCGCCGCTGACCTCAGCTTTGCCTTGGCGTTGGTTGGTGCTGCTGTAGCGGATGTCCAACGTCTCGAAATGAAACCCCTCAAACACGCGCCGGATGTCCGGGTGGTCGTTGATGCTGACCATCACCTTGCCCTTGCAACGACGCATGAAGTCGGCCATCCGTTCATAGTTCTCAAACGGAAAGTCCACCCCGTAGCCTGCGGTCTGCCAGTAAGGCGGATCCATGTAGTGGAACGTGTGCGGTCGATCATACCGCTCGGCGCATTCCAGCCAGCCGAGGTTTTCCACGTAGGTGCCCGACAGCCGCTGCCAGGCGGCAGACAGGTTCTCCTCGATCCGCAGCAGGTTGATCGCGGGACCGGTGGTGGCGGTACCGAAGGTCTGCCCGCTGACCTTGCCGGCGAAGGCATGGTGCTGCAGGTAGAAAAAACGTGCCGCGCGCTGGATATCGGTGAGCGTTTCCGGACGGGTCATCTTCTGCCATTCAAACACTTGGCGGGAGCTGAGCGCCCATTTGAACTGGCGTACGAACTCCTCGAGGTGGTTCTGCACCACGCGATACAACGTCACCAGGTCGCCGTTGATGTCGTTGAGGACTTCCACCGGTGCGGCCTGGGGCCGCATGAAGTAAAGCGCGGCGCCGCCGGCAAAGACTTCGACATAACACTCATGGGGTGGAAACAGTGGAATCAGACGATCTGCCAGACGGCGCTTGCCGCCCATCCACGGGATAATGGGAGTGCTCAAAAATGGCCCTTATTTTGACAATGGTGTTGGTTTACGTTTTGTCCCGCTGCACGGGGGGATTACTTGGTTCCGGAAGGCAGCTCAAACGCCTTGAAGCGCACCACCTCCTCGCCCAGCCACTCGTTCACCTGGGCCAACCGCGCCTGCAGCGGCTCCAGCTCATTGACTGCCCAGACTTCAGCCGCTTCTCTCAGTGATCCGAACCCGCCGGCGTTTTGCGGCACGATGCCCATCAGTTGCGGTGGGATGCGTAAGGACGCGAGCATGTCGTCGCGACTGATGTTTTTGATCGAGGCAAACTCATCCTTGGCGGCCACCTCGCTCACCGGGATCAGCTGAATACCGTCCTTCTTGCCCCCCGGCGCGTAATACAACAGGTTGCGAAAGTTGCCCGGCCCCTTGGAGTTTTTCAGCTGAGCGCGCAAGGCATCGACGTCTTCTTCATTCTTCGCCGCGTCGGTCATGTACAGGATGAATCCAGCATGACTGCCGTTGTTGTAGTACTTGCGCCGGAACAGGGTGGCACTCTCATTGAGCAGCGCACTCTGCAGCGCGGCCAGCCATTCCGGCAGACCGTAGATCTCCTGGTTGATATCGGCTTCGCGCAAGTGACAGATCGAGCCGGGCGCAAACTGGTGTTCATCCTTCCAGCCACGCACCTGGTAATAGGTCTGCAGGTCGACACCTCGGCGCATGTACTTGGCCAGCGGCGGCACCAGGCCCATGGTGCTGCGCAGCATGTTGGTCCGCTTTTCCAGGTAGCAGTTACCGCTCCAGAGCCAGTCCAGGGCGAACTGCTCAAACGCCTGACGGCTGAGCAATCGGTGGGGCACGAACGTGCGGGCGAGCATGTTGCGTTTGAAGTTCAGACCGGACTGCAGGTACACGCTGGCCCGCGTGGTTTTGGCCAGGCCGTCCAGCGATAGCGGCGTTTCAAACCAGCGGCCATTGGCCCAGCATTCCAGGTAATCAAGAATCTCACGGCCGTCGAGCACCGGCGTCGGCTCACCGAAGGTGAACATTTCAGCGGATGCCGTTTCAGGCGGCAGCAGCTCGCCCTCAATACCGGCCGGCGCGCTGGCCACGTGCTTGGAACGCTTGCTTCTGCTCATCAGTAGAACTCCATAAATCCGGTATTGGCCGTGGTCTGCCCTTCGAGAGGTTCGTTGTGCAGCGCGTGGAACGTGGCCCACGCCAAATCGGCGTGACCGGTCTCTTCGCTTCGACCGGCTGTGTAGGTGAACTGGCGCCCGGAGGCGGTGACGGTTTTGCGGATGGCCATCAGCGACTGCGCCATGTCGATCCAACCGGCGTCGAACTCCAGGCGACCGTTTTTGATGACGTCATAGGCCTTCAGCACCAGGCGAGTTTTGACTTCGGGCGAATAGCTGAAGGTGGTGATATTCGGGAAGAACTGCTTCACCAGCTGGGCTACGCCTGCGCCCATGCCGGTGATGTCGATACCGATATAGGTCACCCAATAGCGCTGGGTGATCTGGCGAATAGCCTCGGCCTGGGCGGCGAAATCCATGCCACGGAACTGGTGCCGTTCGAGGATGCGGAACTTGCCACCGGGCACCAAGGGCGGGGCAATCACTACAAGACCGGCACTGTCCCCATTTTCGGCCGGGTCGTAGCCCACCCAGACCTGTCGATCGCCGAACGGCTTTGCGGCAAAGGGTTTGTAGTCCTGTGCCCATAGATCCCAACTGTCGACCATGCACGGCTGCAACATGGCCAGCGGAAAAATGCTCGCGCCGTCGTCGACGAACTGGCACATCAGCAGGTTCTGGAACGCTTCGGCATCGTATTCCTGGCGCAGTTCGTCCAGGTCGAACAGGTCGCAGCCCCGGTCTTCAGCGTCTAGGATCGTGACGATCTGCCGCCACACTTTGTCCTCACACAACCGCCCCTGCTGCAGCGCGTTGTGCGACACATCGATCTTGATCCGCTGCGCCGCCGGCTTGCCCTTGTTGAAGCGCTCCCCCGTCCAGAACGAATAGGCTTCGTGGGCCATGCTCGAGGGCGTTGAAAAGTAGGTTCGACGGTACTGCTTCTGCATCGCCATGCCACTGGCGACCTTGTTCAGTTCCTTGAACTTGAACGTCCAGAAGAATTCGTCGAAGTAGAAGTTGCCGTGGTAGCCCTGGGCGGTTCGCGCGTTGGTACCGAGAAAATGCAGCTCGGCGCCGTTGCCCAGAATAATCGGATCACCGGTGAGTTCGACCCCCACCACCTCACGGGCAAACGCCTGAATGTAGGCCTTGAAGATGTGCGCCTGATTTTTCGAGGCGGAGAGGAAAATCTGGTTGCGCCCGGTGGTCAGCGCATCGATCAACGCTTCCCGTGCGAAATAGTACGTCGCGCCGATCTGCCGTGACTTGAGGATGGCCCGCGTGCGCTGATTGCCGGCCTTGTACCAATCCAGTTGATACCCAAAACAGCCGTCGATAAACGCTTCGGTCAGCTTCTCGATGTGCTCTTCATCGAACTCGTTGCGTTTTGGCGCCTTCTTCGGTCCCTCGTTGCGCTTGGCCAGGTTCGGGTTCAGCTCGGTGTCGGTGCCGCCGTCGTTGAAACGTTGAATACGCGCCTGGCGTTCCAGCTGGCGGTGCAGGAGGTCGATTTCCTTGTAGTCCGATCCGGACTTGGGATCCTTGAGGATCAGTTGCACCAGGCGGGCTTCGGTCGCCGCCTGGATACGTTCCAGCGGGGTCGCCCGGTCCCACTCGTCGCGGGCCTTCCAGCTGTGCAGCGTCTTTTCCTTCTCACCGATCAGCTCGGCAATCTCGGACACGCGATAGCCCTGCCAGTACAGGTGCTTGGCATGGCGGCGGTGATCGGTAGGTATTTCGACGGTGGCGTTCATGGTGCAGATGCTGCCGCCCGCGCGCGAACAGTTCTCCCTGCGGCGCTTGTAAGCGGCGGCTCTACAACGCCACGGCGTTGCCCGTTGGGCTCGCGCTCAACAACATGCCCTTCATCGCAACGTCTGCTGCTCCCTTGGCAGACACTCCCCGCCATGAGGATTTCCGGCATGAAGAAATTTCGCAGTAACTGGTTCCGCGTCGCCGTCGAGGGTGGCACGTCGGACAAGCGCACGATTAAACGCAGCTGGCTGGAACAGGCGGCGAAGAACTTCAATCCGGCCACCTACGGCGCCCGCATCTGGCTGGAGCACTTTCGCAGCCTTCTGCCCGACAGCCCATTCAAAGCCTACGGCGACGTGCTGGCCGTGAAAACGGAAGAAGTGGAAATCAACGGCCAGAAGAAGCTGGCCTTGTTTGCTCAGGTCGAGCCCACTGCCGACCTGATCGCCATGAACAAGGCGAGACAGAAGATCTACACCTCTATCGAAATCGACGACAGTTTTTCCGACACCGGCGAGGCCTACATCGTGGGGCTGGCCGTGACCGACTCACCGGCCAGCCTGGGCACCGACGTCCTGGCCTTCTCTGCGCAAAAACCTGACGTGAGTCCTTTCAAAGATCGCCACTACTCGGCGACCTCGATGTTTACCGAGGCACTGGAGACCGAGCTGTCCTTTGAGGAAGTCGAGGACGTCAGCGGCCAGGTCAAAGGCCTGTTTTCCAAGGTGCGAGACATGCTCGGCGGGTTCAAGGACAAGGAAGGCAAGGACGCAGCGCTGTTCAGCGAACTCGGCGAAGCCATCGAAGCGGTGGCCGAACATGTCGCCAGTCAGACCGAGGCTTTCAGCACCGAAAAAACGGCTCGGGAAAAGCTGCAGGGCGGTCTCGACAAGCTGTCCAGCGACTTCGCCGATCTGCTCAAAAAGCTTGAAAACACGCCGGACACCACCGGCACGACCTCGCAGTTCACCGATCGCCCTGCGGCTACCGGTGGTGACGGAAAGCTCGTCACCGACTGCTGATACCACCGCGGATCCGTCCAGCCTACGAACATCGGAGAACCCAATGCGTAACGATACTCGCGTCCTGTACAACGCTTACCTGCAACAACTCGCGCAACTGCACGGCGTGAGTGACGTCACCACCAAATTCACCGCCGCACCGAGCGTCGCCCAGACCCTGGAAACCCGAATTCAGGAATCCAGCGCCTTCCTCAGCTCGATCAATGTTTTCGGCGTCTCCGAGCAGTCGGGTGAAAAAATTGGTATCGGTATCGACGGCACCATTGCCAGTACCACCGATACCACCCTCAAGGATCGCGAGCCGCGCGACCCAACCGGTCTGGATAACCGGGGTTACGTCTGCACACAGACCAACTTCGACACCGGTATTCGTTACCAGAAGCTCGACCAGTGGGCCAAGTTCAAGGACTTTCAGGCGCGCATCCGTGACGCGATCATCAAGGCGCAGGCCCTCAACCGGATCATGATCGGCTGGAACGGTACCAGTCGTGCAGCCACCTCCAACCCTGAACTCAACAAACTGCTGCAGGACGTCAACATCGGTTGGCTGGAAAAGATGCGTCTGGAGAACGCGGCGCGCGTGCTGCATGAAGTCAAAAACGGCAGCGGCAAAATCGAAATCGGCAACGGCAAGGACTTCGAGAACATCGACGCCCTGGTGATCAGCATGGTCAACGAGTTCATTGAACCCTGGTACCAGGAAGACACCGACCTGGTGGTGATCTGCGGCCGTCAGTTGCTGGCCGACAAGTACTTCCCGATCATCAACAAGACCCAGGCACCGACCGAAATGCTCGCGGCGGACATCGTCACCAGCCAGAAACGCATCGGTAACCTGCCGGCAGTGCGCGTGCCGCACTTCCCGGCCAACGGCCTGCTGGTGACCCGTCTGGACAACCTGTCGCTGTACTGGCAGGAAAACACCCGCCGCCGCACCGTCGTCGACAACGCCAAACGCGATCGCATCGAGAACTTCGAGTCGGTCAACGAAAGCTACGTGATCGAAGACCTTGGCTGCGCGGCCATGGCCGAAAACATCATCCTGCACTGAGGCCGGCGATCATGACCAACCCTTGTCGCCGTCACTTTCAACGCGTCATGACAGCCGAAGCAGCGGCTGCCGTGGCCGGGCCAGCCATGACCATGGAAGGCTGCACCATCTATGAGCTGCACCTGGCAAAACTGCAGCAGGATTACCTGCGCTTGAAACAGGTGCAGTCAACCGAAGGCAAAGCAGAACTCAAGCGACAGCTGCTGCCCGAATACGTGCCCTATGTGGAAGGTGCGCTGGCCGAAGGCAAAGGTGCACAAGACCAGGTACTGACCACCCTGATGGTCTGGCGGATGGATGCCGGCGATTTTGCCGGCGCGCTGGACATTGCCGATTACGTGATCACTCACGCGCTGCTGATGCCGGATCGCTTTGAGCGCACCACCGGCACCATCGTTGCGGAGGAAGTCGCCGAAGTGGCCCTCAAAGCGCAGAAAGCCGGTGGCACCTTCGACCTGGAGCTGTTGCTGCGCACCGAACAGATCGCCGGCAAAGAGGACATGCCCGATCAGGCCAAGGCCAAGCTGCACCTGGCCTTGGGCAAAGCCTTTGCCGAGAAGGTGTCCGAGGACGAATCCGCCGAAAACACCCTGATCGCCCGCACGCATCTCGACTCGGCCAAAACACACCTGGGCCGTGCGATAGAACTGCACACCAACTGCGGCGGCAAGAAAGACCTGGAGCGCGTCGAGCGCCTTCTTAAGAAATTTGCTGCACCCAGCAGCTAACCGAGCGTCCCCACGCACCCCGCCGGCTCGGGGCGGATCGTCAGGCCTGCGCCTGAACGTGAAGCCCCGACCACCGGCGATCTATCGGAGTCATTATGCCTACCGCCTATGCCAGTCTCTACCAAAGCGACTTCAGACTTTCTGAATCGCAACAGCGTCTGCTGGATCTTGCTCAGCGGTACGTCGACGAAACGGAGGCCTATGACCGCACGGTGTGTACCGGCCCCATTAGGCGCGACGGCATCATGCCTGTTACCCGTCACGAATTTGCATTAGTAAACCTTAACGCACGCCTGGCAATGGATCGGATCTGTGCCGCACATCCCGAATTCAATCGTCAGGAAATCCTACGCGCCGTGTCTCGCATCGATAACCGAGGGACTGCGGCATGAGCGCATTTGTAGCCGGTGGCCAGGTCAGTGGCGGCCACATCAACACCGACCCGTTTTGGCCGTCGATCGATCTGCAGGCGCTGCGTGCAAGCCTGCGCATTGATGACAGCGTCACCCCGGCCCGGCTGGAGACAGCGGTGATCGCGGCGGCCATCAACCTCAACCGGGAGCTGAAGTCATGGAAGGCCCAGCAACAGGCGGCCGGTTTCAGCACGTTGGCCGAGGTGCCGGACGATAAGGTCAACGATGTGTCGGTGCAGGCCCATTTGTACCGCCGCGCGATCGAAGCCGGTACCGGTGCCGAGGTCTGCGAGCGCTATCGCTCTTACGACAGCACAAATGCCGGTAACAAAAAAGCTGAAGACCTGATGCCCACCATCGACGACTACCGCCGCGACTTGCGCTGGGCTGTACGCGATTTTCTGGGCATCAGCCGCACAACGATCGAGTTGATCTGATGACTGCCACCGTTCGCGCCCAACTAGGCGACACCGTCGACGCCCTGTGCTGGAGGCATTACGGCCGCACCGCCGGCGTAACCGAGGCAGTGCTCGAGGCCAACCCCGGCCTGGCTGATTACGGCACGAATCTGCCCCAGGGACTGGCGGTACAGATGCCCGAAGCCCAAGCCAGCGCGCCGCAACGCCAAATGGTGAAGCTATGGGATTGAGTTTTTTGTACTACTGCGCCCTTCCACGTCGGCCCATGGAGTAACGCACATGCCTGAACGTCCCGAGACTTGGGCTTGGCTTGCCGCCTGGCTCGAACAGCATTGGTTCATGTTCTACACCGGCCTTCTGGCCCTGGTCATCGCCGCCCTGCGCGTCATCTACGGCGGTGGCTCGTGGCGTCGCATGGCCGTCGAAGCCCCGCTCTGCGGCGCTTTGGCGCTGTCCGCGAGCCACGGCCTGGCCTTGCTGGGCATTCCGGAATCCACCGCGCCGTTCTTCGGCGGGGTGATCGGCCTGCTGGGCGTCGAGGGCACGCGCGCGGCGGCCAAGAAAGTTTTCAATCTCAAGGTAGAGCAACTATGACCACTCTTCGCCACGGCGACCGCTCCCAAGCGGTACGCACCCTGCAAAAGAACCTCAACCGCCACGGTGCCAAACTCGAAGCAGACGGCGCCTTCGGCGACGCCACCGAAGCGGCCGTGCGGGCTTACCAACTGAAAGTCGGTCTGGTGGTCGACGGCGTTGCCGGCAACAAGACGCAAACCAGCCTCGCCGGTGGCGATTGCCGGCGGATGCTGAAAAATACAGACCTGGTTAGCGCTGCGCAGCGGCTCGATGTGCCGCTGGCCAGCGTTTCGGCGGTCAATGAGGTCGAGTCCAGTGGCCGAGGTTTTCTGGACAACGGCAAGCCGGTGATCCTGTTCGAGCGCCATGTCATGCACCGTCGACTGTCAACGGTTCGAAACGAAGGTGATGATGCGGTCGAACTCAAGCGTCAGGCCGACCAGCTCGCCCTGCTCCACCCTGCGTTGATCAACCCGAAATATGGCGGTTATGCCGGCGGTACCGCCGAGCATCAGCGCCTGAGCAATGCTCGCCTGATCGATGACATCGCCGCGCTGGAGTCCGCGTCCTGGGGCGCGTTCCAGATCATGGGTTATCACTGGCAGCGTCTGGGCTACAGCAGCGTGCAGGACTTCGTCACGGCCATGAGCGCCGGCGAATCGCATCAGTTTGATGCTTTCGTGCGTTTCATCGAGACCGATCCGGCCCTGCACAAGGCGCTGAAGGGCCGCAAGTGGGCCGAGTTCGCCAAGATCTACAACGGCCCGGCGTATCAGCGAAACCTCTACGACATCAAATTGCAGCGCGCTTATGAGCGGCACGCTGAATGCGGCTGCGGCCAGGAGGTCGCAGCATGAACACAACTACCCCTAAACCAGAGCGCTTTCCGTACGGCGAATTCTTTAAAAAGGTTCTTCCACTACGGCCGACGCAGATGGACGTTTTGGTACTACCTGCGGATACACCTCCATGGTTGGTAGCAAAAGTCGAATACGCGCTGAAAATGTGCATGCCATTCCCATGCACGGTAGTCACTGGGGATGTGAAGCTTCTGGATGAGTCCGCCATGAATGCAGCAGGTTGGTATCGCCGATGATCGACTATGAAGCCGTACGCAAACTGAAGGTTGAAGACGGTGACCTGCTGGTGGTGCCTGAAACCACCGAACAGGACGACATGCAGCTGCTGGGCGAAGCCCTGCAGATGATGAATGGCTGTCGCGCCGTGATCGTGCGCGGCCCCATCAAGCAACTCGACGTTGCCGCCATGAACAAACTGGGCTGGTACCGCGCATGACCCCACAGATTGCCTATCTCGAAATCTCGCCGCGCATGACCGGCAAAACCACGCGCCTGGTCAAGTTGGCCAACCAGCTCAAAGCCCAGGATCGAACGGTGATTTTCGTCAGCTACCTAGCGGAGGAACTGCGTCGGGAGATGCCGGGTGTCATTGTGCTGGCCGATGGTGAGGAGCCTGCGCCGGACGTCGATCTGCTGGATGCTATCTGGTTCTACGACGAATTTGACTGGCTTAAATCCACCGTGATCCGCGTCGGCGGCTATTACTCGACGACCGCCAAACGCGTCAGAACGCTCGGCGCACCGGTCGATGAAGATGACGTGCTGATGAAACTGCTGGAGTTGAACGGTCTGCGTTTTGAGCGCCACTTTTGGCCCTTCGGTCTGCAGCAAGATGACTGGTTCGCCACCGCCCGAGCCAATCACTCCTCCGAGGACTTTCGCACGATGTTCCTCGGCGAGTTCCTGGCATGAACAAACACGAAAGCCTGCGCAAGCACCTGCTCGCCACCATGCCGGATCTGCGGCACAACCCCGACCGCCTGCTGATCTTCATCGACAACGGCAAGGTTCGTTGCACGGCGGCGCCCAGCTTGTCGTTCGAGTACAGCTTTGACCTGCAGATCATCCTCACCGACTTTGCCGGGCATCCGGACAGTGTGGTGCTGCCCCTGCTCGGCTGGATCAGCGTCCATCAACCCGAGCTGCTGGAGAACCTCGACAAGGTCAAGAACGGTATCCAGTTCGAGGCGGACATCCTGGACAAGAACAAGGTGGACTTCAGTTTGACCCTGCCGCTGACCGAGCGGGTCATTGTGGGCACCGATGCTCAGGGCCAGACCACCATCAAGCATGCCGGCGAGCCGATGCAGGTTGCCGCCCACCTCGATGCGAACTGGATACCCGCCCATGGCCAGTAATCTGGAGGCCCTCGAGGACTGGGCAGCGCCGTTGCTGCAAAAGCTCGAACCCACCGAGCGCAGCAAGCTGGCCCGCAGCCTGGCCCAGCAACTGCGGCGCAATCAGCAGCAGCGCGTGCAAAGCCAGAAAAACCCGGACGGCAGTAAGTACGCCGCGCGAAAGCCACGCAAGCTGCGCGGCAAGCAGGGCCGCGTCCGACGCAAGGTCGGCATGTTTCAGAAGATCCGCAAAGTGGCGTATCTGAAAGCCAAGGGCGACGCCAATGCGATCAGCGTGGGTTTTACCGGGCGCATCGCGCGTATTGCCCGCGTTCACCAGCACGGTTTGAAAGACCGACCGCAGCCAGGCGCACCCGACACGTCCTACGCCAAACGCGAAGTGCTGGGCCTAAGCTCCGCTGACCATGACCTGATCCGCGACGCCCTGCTCGCTCACCTGTCCCTGTAAAGGGCCACGCTACAAGCCCAAGTGGCTGCATTCGCGTGCGCGTGGCCCGAACATCGTCGCCATGACAGACATCGCCGCCCTTTCCCGCCTGATTGAAAACCTCATCCGCTTTGGCGTCATCGCCCAGGTGCAGACGCAGCCGCCGCGCGTGCGGGTGAAAACCGGCCAGTTGCTGACCGGCTGGCTGCCGTGGATCGCCGTGCGCGCCGGCGACAGCAAGGACTGGGACCCACCCAGCGAGAACGAACAGGTGGTGCTGTTCAGTCCATCTGGCCAACTGGCCAACGGCGTTGTCCTCACCGGCGTGTACAGCAACGACAACCCAGCCAATGGTGACCGGGTGGGCCTGCATCGACGCACCTATCCGGACGGTGCGGTGATCGAGTACGACAGCGTCGCGCACCACCTGCGCGCGGTTCTGCCCGATGCCGGCACGACTGAAATCATCAGCAAAGGCGGGCTACGCATCGTCGGCCCGATCGTTCACGAGGGTGACTACACCCAGACCGGCAATCAGACCGTGACCGGCAGCGTCAGCGTGTCGGACGACGTGGTCGCCGCCGGCGTCAGCCTGGTCAACCATCCGCACGGCGCCGTTAAAGCCGGCAACGAACAGTCAGGAGCCCCGCTTCCCACATGAACAGTGAAACCGGCGCCGCCATGGAAGAAATCGACCATATCGTTCAGAGCATGAGCGACATCCTGAGCACGCGCCTCGGCACGCGGATCATGCGCCGTGAATACGGCTCTCTGATTCCTGAGCTGGTCGACCAGCCCTTCAACGACGCGACCCGCCTGCGCGTGTACGCCGCCACCGCGATGGCCTTGATGCGCTGGGAACCACGCATCACCCTGAGCCGCGTGCAGTTCAGCGGTGCCACGCTGCAAGGCGATGTTGCGCTGGATCTGGACGTGGCCCTGGTCGATGCCAACAGCGTGCAGAACCTGCGTATTCCTTTGCAACTGGGGGCCAGCGCATGAACACCTTCGTGCCGATCGACCTCAGCCAGTTGCCCGCCCCGCAGATCGTCGAACAAATCGACTACGAGCAGATCCTGGCCGAGCGCAAGGCGTATGCCATCAGCCTCTGGCCAGTGGAAGAACAAGCGCACATTGCCGCCCGCCTGGCACTGGAATCCGAACCCCTGACCAAGCTGCTACAAGAAAACGCTTATCGGGAGATGCTCTGGCGACAGCGCGTCAACGAAGGGGTTGTGGCCAACATGCTGGCCCTGGCTCAGGGCTCCGACCTGGAGAACCTGGCCGCCAATTACAACGTGCGCCGGATGGTGGTACAGGAGGCCGATCCGACGGCCGTGCCCCCGATCCCGCAAGTGCTCGAAAGCTACGACAGCCTGCGCGAGCGCGCGCAAATGGCCTGGGAAGGCTTGAGCACCGCCGGCCCGCGTAACAGCTACATCTTTCATGCGCGTGCCGCCGATGGCCGTGTGGCCGATGCCACGGCCGAAAGCCCCTCCCCGGCGGTTGTGGTCGTCACGGTGCAGGCGCTGCTCGGTGATGGCAGCGCGGATCCGGATCTGATCCGGATCGTTGACCGCTACCTGAGTGACGACGACCGCCGCCCCGTGGCCGATCGCCTGACGGTGCAAAGCGCGCAGGTCATCCCCTACACGGTCAACGCCCGACTGTTCCTGAAAACCAGCGGCCCAGAGTCCGAGCTGATTCTGGCGGCTGCCGAACAGCAGTTGCTGGCCTTCGTCCACCAACGCCGGCGACTGGAAATGGAAGTATCCCGATCGGCTATTCACGCCGCGTTGCACGTCGAAGGCGTGCGCAAGGTCGAGCTACAGGATTGGGTCGACATCAAGGCGACGCCCTATGAGGCGCCCTACTGCACCGGGATCACGCTCGCTCTGGGGGTGGATAAATGACTGGTCGCTCGTTGATGCCCGGCAATGCTACCCAGCTCGAGCGCCTGGCCGCCGAGGCGTTGGCACAGATCCAGCGCACCCCGGTGCCGCTGCGCCAGTTGTGGAACCCGTCGCTGTGTCCGCTTGAGCTGCTGCCGTACCTGGCTTGGGCGTTTTCCGTGGATCGCTGGGACAGCCAGTGGAGCGAAACCACTAAGCGCGACGCCGTCCGCTCGGCCTACTACCTGCACTCGCACAAGGGCACCATCGGCGCCCTGCGCCGGGTGGTGGAACCGCTGGGCTACCTGATCGAGGTCGTCGAGTGGTGGCAGCTTCGACCGGAAGGCGTGCCGGGCACCTTTTCCATCAAGGTCGGTGTGCTCGACACCGGCATCACCGATGAGGTGTACCAGGAGTTGACCTTTCTCATCGATGACGCCAAGCCGCGCAGCCGGCACCTGATCGGGCTGGCCATCAACCTGGAAACCGCCGGCCGCTTCTACCTCGGCGCCTGCGTCCAGGAAGGCGATGAAATCACCGTGTACCCGCCGGGTTACACCTCTACCCCTCCGGATCTCACTCCATGATCGATCAGACCTCACAGTTCTCCGCCATCCTCACCACCGTAGGCCTGGCCAAACAGGCCGCTGCTGACGCCTTGGGCCAGCGCTGGAAAATCACTGACATGGCCGTCGGTGATGCCAACGGTACCGATCCCGTGCCGGCGGCCTCGCAGACCCAGTTGATCAATGAGCACCGGCGTGCGCCGCTCAATCAGCTGAGCGTCGATCCGGAGCACCCGGCCCTGATCCTGGCCGAGCAGATCCTGCCGGAAAACGTCGGCGGCTGGTGGGTGCGTGAGCTGGGCCTGTATGACGCGGACGGCGACCTGGTCGCGGTGGCCAACTGCGCGCCGTCGTTCAAACCGCTACTGACCCAAGGCACCGGCCGCACGCAGGTGGTGCGCATGCTCATTGCAGTGAGCAACACGAGCCACATCGAGCTGCAGTTCAATCCCGGCGTGGTGCTCGCATCCCACACCTACGTGAATAGCAAAGTGCGCGAGGAACTGGACAAGCGCGGCGCCAAGCAGGCCGTGCGGGTGGCGACCACGACCGACATCGCCCTGACTGACCTGCAGACCATTGATGACGTGGCCCTGGCCGCCGGCGATCGCGTCCTGGTCAAACACCAAACGCGCGCGGCGGACAACGGCCTCTACATCGCCGGCCTCGGCGTGTGGCGACGCACGGCCGACGCCCGTTCCAGCGTGCAGGTGACTGCCGGCCTGACGGTGGTCGTGCAGGAAGGCAGCACCCACGCCGATACCTTGTGGTTGCTGACCACCAACGCGCCGATCGAGCTCGGCGAGACGGAACTGGCCTTTCGGAACATTACGGACGGGCTGGCTCCGATCGCCTCGCCCGCCTTCATCGGAGAACCGACCGCCCCGACGGCGGCAGCGGGTTCCGAGAACGAGCAGTTAGCCAATACGGCGTTTGTGCAGAGCGCAGTCACTGCGTTGATCGGCTCGGCGCCGGAGGGTCTGAGGACATTAGGCGCCCTAGCCAAAGCCTTGGCGGACGACCCCAACTTCTCCGCCACCATGGTCAAGGCCTTAGCGGGCAAACAGCCGAACTTGGGCTTTACCCCGGTGCAACAAGGCACGGGCGCTGGGCAGCTGAGCAACGCGGTGAAGATTGGCTGGAACGGTGCCGACAAGGTCAAAGTGCAGATCGACGCTTCCGACTTTGGTGCCATCGCCCTTGAAAACTGGGTGGCTACTCACTTTGCCCACGTGTCCAGTTTCCAGCGGTACATGGGTGAAAACGGTTATCTGATGTTGCCTCACGGTACGATTCTGCAATGGGGGGCTGGCATGACCGATGCCAATGGTCATGCCACGTTCAGCTACCCGATTGCCTTCCCGAATGCCGTGGTGGGTTTTACATCGACCGCGCGCTGGTTCGCTTCCAATGCGCCTATTCATGTCGGTAACGGCGCGAGGAATAGAGTGCAGGCCACTGTCATGATGAACTGGAACAATACGCCGATTGCAGCGGGTTATGACTGGTTCGCGATCGGATTTTAAGGGGAAAACATGTTCTATTCACCGTCCACCGCCGGTTTCTATAACGCCGAAATCCATGGGGATAACATCCCTGAAGATGCCGTCGAGATCACCGACGCGCTTTACGCCGAGCTGATTGATGCGCCTTCGCGGGGCAAGTGTATCGCCATGGCCGAGGATGGCCTGCCCATGCTCGCGGATCCGCCATCGCCGTCAGCGGAAACCCTGGCAATCATTGAGCGGGCATGGCGAGACACTGAGCTTGCGATCACGGATGCCAGGGTTTCGCGGCACCGAGACGAGTTGGAAAGCTCATCGCCGTGCACCCTCAGCGCCGAAGAATACGGCGAGCTGCAGCAGTACCGCCGGCAGTTGCGGGACTGGCCACAGGCCTCAGCCTTTCCCCGCCACGGACTGCGTCCTGCCCAACCGCAATGGCTCCTCGAACAGCGCCACCACGCCGGGCGCGAACGCTTCCCGCCTCACCGCTCCCTGTAAAGCCCTCCCCTACAAGCCCGCGCGCTCGCCCCGAGGCCGCGCGCGCGGCAGCCTGTGCAGAGTCTTTTCATCACTGCGCAGGCAATCCTTATGGCCGACGAATATCACCACGGCGTCCGCGTCCTCGAAATCAACGAGGGCACCCGTCCCATTCGCACCGTTTCTACCGCTGTCATCGGTCTGGTCTGTACGGCCGACGACGCGGATCCGAGTGTGTTTCCCCTAGACACCCCGGTTCTGCTGACCAACGTACAGGCTGCGATCGGCAAGGCCGGTACCGAAGGCACGCTCGCGGCCAGCCTGCAGGCCATCGGTGACCAAACCAAACCGCTCACCGTGGTGGTGCGGGTGGCCACCGGCAAGACCGACGCCGAAACCACCAGCAACCTGATCGGCACCACCAACGCCAGTGGTAAATACACCGGCATGAAAGCCTTGCTCGCGTCCAAAGGCCGCCTGAAGGTCACCCCGCGTATTCTCGGCGTTCCGGGGCTGGACAGCCTGCCGGTGGCCACGGCACTGGTGTCCATTGCCCAGCAGCTGCGCGCTTTTGCCTACGTCAGCGCCTGGGACTGTTCGACCAAAGAGGAAGCCACCGCCTACCGCGAGAACTTCGGCGCTCGTGAAGTCATGGTCATCTGGCCGGATTTCCAGAACTGGAACACCGTCACCAGTGCCACCGTCGCCGCTCCGGCCGTTGCTCGTGCCTTGGGCCTTCGGGCCAAGATCGATCAGGAAATTGGCTGGCATAAAACCTTGTCCAACGTCGCCGTCAACGGCGTGACCGGCATCAGTGCCGACGTGTTCTGGGATCTGCAGAACCCGGCCACCGATGCCAATTACCTCAACAGCAACGAGGTCACCACCCTGATCAACGAGGGTGGCTATCGCTTCTGGGGCAGCCGTACCTGCAGCGATGATCCGCTGTTCGCCTTCGAAAACTACACCCGTACCGCCCAGGTGCTGGCCGACACCATGGCCAACGCGCAAATGTGGGCCATTGACCGGCCCATGCACCCTTCGCTAGTGCGCGACATGCTCGAAAGCATCAACGACAAATTCCGCGAAATGGTGGCCGGTGGTTACTTGATCGGTGGCAGCGCCTGGTTCCCTGACGACGTCAACGACGAAACCACGCTCAAGGCCGGCAAGCTCTACATCGATTACGACTACACCCCGGTGCCGCCGCTGGAAGACCTCACCCTGCGTCAACGCATCACCGACCGTTACCTGGTCGATTTTTCCAGCCGCCTCAACAGCTAACCCCGGCCCTCCCCGTTGGGGAGGCAACCCCGTGTCCGCCGATCGGAGAACCCCGCCATGGCGCTGCCCCGCAAGCTCAAGAACCTCAACCTTTTCAACGACGGCCACAGTTACCTGGGCGTCTGCAAGTCCCTCACCCTGCCCGCGCTCGGTCGCAAGATGGAAAGCTACCGTGGCGGCGGAATGAACGGCCCGGTCAAGGCAGACCTGGGCTTCTCCGACGACGGCATCCAGCTGGAGTGGAAAACCGGTGGCCTGGATCTGATCTCGCTACGCCAGTTCGGCATGGTCAAGGCCTCGGGCGTGCTGCTGCGTTTCACCGGTGCGTTCCAGCAGGACGACACCGAGGAAATGAGCAACGTCGAGATCGTGGTGCGTGGCCGTCACGAAACCATCGAGATGGGCGAAGCCCAGCCCGGCGAAGACACCGAACACGCCATCACCACCACCTGCAGTTATTACAAGCTCACCGTCGACGGTGAGGACATCATCGAAATCGACCTGCTCAACTTCATCGAAAAGGTCGACGGCGTGGACATGCTCGCCAAGCAGCGTAATGCGCTCGGCATCTGATTACCCCGTTCATCCAACGAAATCCCCAATACCAGGAGCACCGTATGAATACCCCGACAAATGACAACACTGACGCCGCCGAAGTCATCAGCATCAACGACAACCTCGTCATCCTCGACAGCCCGATCAAGCGCGGCCTGCAGCAGATCAGCGAACTCACCCTGCGCAAGCCCAGTGCCGGCGAACTACGCGGCGTGCAGCTGGTGGAGCTGCTGAACCTGGACGTGGCCAGCCTGATCAAGGTGCTGCCTCGGATCTGCTCCCCGAGCATCACCGCCCCGGAAGTGGCCAACATGGACCCGGCGGATCTGCTGGCTTGTGGGGGCAAGGTCTCGGTTTTTTTGCTGCAGAAGTCGATGAAGACGGACGCATCCCTCGTTGCGTAGAAGAGGCCATGGCGGATCTCGCCGTGGTTTTTCACTGGGCACCGGCCGACATGGATGGGCTGGGCCTGCAGGAATTGATGCAGTGGCGCGAACGCGCGCGGGTGAGGCATAGCGCCGATGGCCAATGACTTGAAAATACGGCTGCAGCTCGACGCCATCAATCGCGTGAGCGGGCCGCTGAAGAAGATCTATGCCGGCAGCAACGAAACCGCCCAAGCCTTGAAAGGTGCCAATGAGCAGCTCAAGGCGTTGAAGACGCAACAGGCCAACGTGTCTTCGTTCAAGAAACAACAGGACGCGATCGCCGGCACGTCCGCTCAACTGGTCAAGGCGCAGGCCCACCTGCGCCAGATGAAAACCGCGCTGGGCAGCAATGGCGAAGCGTCGGCCAAGTTTAAGAACGATTTGCGCAAGGCCCACGAAGCCGTGCGCGATCTGACCAGCAAGTTCCAGGAGCAGCGGCGTGGCCTTATTCCTCATATCACCAAGCTCAAGGAAGCGGGCATTTCCACGGGCAACCTGGGCGCCGCCGAGTCCCGCCTGAAGACCTCCGTCGAGGCTGCCAATCGCGCGCTGACCACGCAGAAGGAACGGTTGAGCGCGGTGGCCAAGCAACAAAGCGCTTTGGCCAAGCACCGTGCCGTCTATGACAAACAGCAGCAGTTCGCCGGGCAACTGGCGGGCAAAGGCGCTGCCAGCATGGCCGGAGGGGGCGCAGCGTTGTATGGCGGTGCCCGTGTGCTGGCCCCTGGGATGGCGTTCGACGCAAGCATGAGCCGGGTTCAGGCGATTACCCGGCTAGAGGGCAACTCTGAAGAACTCAAAGGGCTGCGACAGCAGTCTCGCGACCTCGGTGGCTCGACCATGTTCACGGCGGGCCAGGCGGCTGATGCCCAGGGCTTCCTGGGCATGGCCGTATTTGACCCCAAGGCCATCAAAGCCTCGATGCCAGGCATGCTCGATCTGGCCGCCGCCGGCGGCGCTGAGTTGGCTCAGACCGCCGATATCGCCTCGAACATCCTGTCCGGTCTGGGTATGTCGGCTGACCAGATGGGCCGACTCGGTGACGTGCTGGTCGGTACCTTCACCCGCTCCAACACCGACCTGGCCATGCTCGGCGAAACCATGAAATATGCCGCGCCCATGGCCAAGACCTATGGCGTGGAGCTGGAAGTTGCAGCGGCGATGGCGGGCAAGCTCGGCGACGCCGGTCTGCAAGGCAGCATGGGCGGTACTGCGCTCAGTACCGTCATGAACCGTCTGGCTGCGCCGCCCAAAGCTGCTGCGGCGGCACTGGACCAATTGAAGATCAACACGGTCGATGCCAACGGCAACCTGCGGCAGATGCCGGATATTCTCAAAGAGATTCACGACAAAACCAAAGGCATGGGCACCGCTACCAAGGGTGGACTGCTCAAGGCCATCGCCGGCGCCGAGGCGGTCAAAGGCATGGCGCAACTGGTCGACGAGGCTGGCTCCGGCGAATTGCAAAAGCTCATCGCCACGCTGCGCCAAACCGAAGGCGAAGCCAGCAAAACCGCCAAGGTCATGGCCGATAACCTCAAAGGTGACCTGACCACCCTGGGCAGTGCCTGGGAGGATCTGGGCATTGAACTGCAGGAGCAGCAGGACGGCCCGCTGCGCGGACTGGCGCAATCCGTCACCGGCATCATTCGTGACGTGAAAGCCTGGGCGGCAGAGAACCCCAAACTGGCCGCTGGCCTGGTCAAGACGGTGGCCATCGTGGCAGCGCTGGCCGTGGCACTGGGGGGATTATTGGTCACGGTGGCCAGCGTGCTCCTGCCCTTCATCGCGCTGCGTCTGATGTTCGCGCAACTGGGCGTACGGCTGCCGAGCCTGATCGGCCTGTTCTGGAACCTGGGGAAAACCGTGTTGCCCTTTGTTGGCAAAGCGCTGCTGTTGATCGGTCGTGCCTTGATGCTCAATCCGATCGGCTTGGCCATCACGGCGATCGCAGCCGCCGCTTACCTGCTCTACGCAAACTGGGACGCGGTCAAAACCTACTTCGGCAGCGCTTGGGAAGAGATCAAGGCCGGCTTCAGCGGCGGCGTGGGGAGCATCGTCCAGACCCTGATGAACTTCAGCCCGCTGGGCCTGTTGTACCAGGCCTTTGCTGGGGTGATGTCGTACCTGGGCGTGGATCTGCCGAACCGCTTTACCGCGTTCGGCGGCATGATCATCGATGGTCTGGTCAATGGCATCACCCAGAAATTCGGTTCACTCAAAGAGACCATGTCGCAGCTGGGCGACTCCGCCACCGGCTGGTTCAAGGAAAAGCTGGGGATACACAGCCCGTCACGGGTGTTTGCCGAACTGGGCGGTTTCACCATGGAAGGGCTCACCCAAGGCCTCGATGACGGCGCCAAAGGCCCGCTGAGCTCGATGGGACGAATGACCCAGCAGCTGACGGCCGCCGGCATGCTGGCCGTGGGGACGGCGTCGATGCCGGCACTGGCGGTGGATGAACGGCCGCCACTGAGCAGCATCGCCGCACCGTCCTATGACAGCCATGACCACTACGAAATTAACATCCATACCACTCCCGGTATGGATGCCCAGGCGATCGCGCGTGTTGTGCGCGCTGAACTGGCGAACCATGCCAGCCAAAAAGCCGCCCGCCAACGCAGCAGCCTGACCGACCGAGACTAACCCCTATGATGCTTGCACTTGGCATGTTCGTGTTCAGCCTGCACACGGCTGCGTATCAGGAAATGCAACGCCAGACGGACTGGCGCCACCCCAGCAGCAACCGCATCGGCGCCCAGCCTGCGCGCCAGTTCCTGGGACGCGGCGAGGACGCCATCACCCTCCCCGGCATCATGCTGCCGGAGCTGACCGGTACCGCCCTGAGCCTGGATGCCCTGCGTTTCATGGCCGACACCGGCAAGGCCTGGCCAATGATCGAGGGCACCGGGCGTCTGTGCGGGCTGTGGATCATCGAAAGCGTGACCGAGACCCGCAGTCTGTTCTTTCCGGACGGCGCCGCCCGGCGCATCGAGTTCAACCTGTCGCTCAAGCGCATCGATGATGGCCGTATTGACCTGCTCGGCTCCGCCATCAGCAGTGGCCTGAATGTCATGCGAGGTCTGTTGTGATCGAGGCTGCTATTGCCGGTGTCACCGGCTACCTGGACGACGCGATCGAGAAATACCGCCGCCTCACCGCCTACCCGGTACCGGCGTTTCGTCTGACGGTTGATGGCAACGATATTGCGCAGTTAATCAGTCCGCGCCTGATGAGCTTGGAGCTGACCGACAACCGAGGCCTTGAGGCGGACCAGCTCAGTGTCACCCTGAGCGATCATGACGGGCTGCTGTCCATTCCGCCCAGAGGCGCGGTGCTGCAGCTGTGGCTCGGATGGAGCGACACCGGTCTGGTCGACAAGGGCACCTACACCGTCGACGAAACCGAACACAGCGGTGCGCCCGACGTGCTGAGCATCCGCGCCCGATCGGCCGATCTGCGCAAGGGGCTGAAAACCAAACGCGAGCGCAGTTGGACCCACACCACCCTGGGCGAAGTGTTGCGCGATATCGCCACCGGCAACGGCCTGAAAGCCGTGGTGTCCGGCGCTCTGAGCGAGCAATCCATCCTGCAGCTCGATCAGGCGAACGAATCCGATGCCAATCTGATTTGTCGTCTTGGGGAGGAGTTCGACGCGGTGGCCACCGTCAAGGCCGGTTGTCTGCTGTGCCTTCCGGCCGGCGGCGGCAAAACCGCCAGTGGGCTGGATCTGCCCCACATCACGCTAACCCGCGCCGACGGTGACCAACACCGCTACCTGCAGGCCGATCGCGACAGCTACGACGGTGTACGGGCGTATTTCTACGACGTGAACAGTGCCAAGAAGCAGGAAGCCATCGCCGGCGGCGGCGATAACCTCAAGGACCTGCGCCATACCTACAGCGACAAGCAGTCGGCATTGCGCGCTGCGCGTGCTGAGTTCAACCGGCTGCAGCGTGGCAGCGCCACCCTCAGCTACACCCTGGCGCGCGGTCGTCCGGATCTGATTCCGGAACTGACCTATACGCTCCAGGGTGTGAAGGATGAAATCGACGAGATCATCTGGTACGGCGGCAACGTGCAACACAGTCTCAGTGCCGACAACGGTTACACGATGAGTTTGGAGCTGGAAAGCAAGCTTCCGGAAGATACCGTAGAGGGCCTGGCAGAAGAGAACGCTGGGGATTACACCGGAATCAGTGCGAATTATCGCGACAAGAACACCGGGAAAGAAAAGACGGTAACCGCCGGTGATCAGGTCAAGCCGAAGCGGTTACGTTGGCTGTACGCCAGCGAGAAAACCGCAAAGCGAGCGGTTGAAAGGGAATGGGAAAAAATGCAGCGCAACACGTAAACCTAACCCCGGCGCTTGGCCGGGGTTCTTCCTTTCCTATTCTGACAGGAGAGTCAAGGCCTCCAACAAACGCAGAATATCATTTTGATGCTCAACGCTAATCAGGCTGAACATCTGCAATAGCCTCTCTTCTTGATTGCCCATCGCCTGTGCTTGAACAGGGTACACACCTGCTCCTGAATCACTGTTGTCATCCGACATGGAATACTCCTTTTCACACGTGGCGGGCTTCAGGTGCCGACGCATCCCGCTTTCCGGGAACCACGCCACAGCCGCCCAAAAATACGTCTAAGCGTCCAAGATCAAGCGCCAGACATTTGAGGCTTTCCGACATAAGTCGCTTCACGCTTACTGCCTAATAGCTAGGGTGGTTCAGCACCCTCATTTCTGAACGGGGAGGAATTCAGGCCATCTCAAGAAATGAGCAAGCAAATCTATTCCCCTCAAGTTCCTCATCCGGTTTTAACTTTTGTCCAGATGCGCGTTCGGATTCGCTCCATGCTTGATGGTAGTGACTCGAGTGGAAATAGCGTTTTCATAACTTCATGACTGGGCTTGAGTCCCGGGTTTTCGATCACATTTTTAGTAAGCGGAATTTCAGCATCTTTGTTTCCGGTGGCATATCCGGTGTGGGCTCCAACTTTGGCAATGACTTCTGGCCGCATCAAATAGTTTAAAAGCGCCACACCTTGCTCCGGATGTGGAGCATCTTTCAGTAGGACCAGATTTTCAGACCAGACCAAGGCACCCTCTTTCGGAATGCTATATGCGATCCTGCGGCCGTTTTTTGCACTTGCGCTTGCATCCATAGCTACGTTTGCATCCCCAGCCCAGCTAACAATCAAGCAAACATCCCCATTCGCCAGCTCTTGAGGGAGTTTTCCAGAATTAAAATAGCGAATATAGGGACGAATCTTCAGCAATAGCTCTTGCGCCTTTTGATAGTCATCGGCATTTGTACTGTTGTGCGGCAGGCCGAGATAGTGCAACGCAATGGAAACCATCTCGCTCGGAGCGTCGAGCATTGCAACTCCGCACTGCTTGAGCTTGCTGATATTTTCTTCTTTGAAAACTATAGCCCAGCTGTCAACAGGCGCGTTATCCCCTAAAGCGCTCCTAACTTTATCGACGTCATAGCCTATGCCAGTAGTTCCTAAGAGGTATGGAATTGCGTAGCGATTGTGGGGGTCGTTTGCCTCTAACAGTTGTAACACTTCGGGGTCGAGATGCTTCCAGTTACTCAGTTTTGAACGATCTAGCTCTTGGAGTGCCCCCGCTTGGATAAGAGTGGGCAACACGTTCGAAGTAGCTACCACAACGTCATATCCTGACCGCCCAGCCATAATTGTGCTAAGCATCACGTCAGCGGTATCAAAACTACCGTTCACGACTGTAATCCCAGTCTCTTTTTTGAAGTCCGTGGGGGTATCAGGCGAGATCAGCTCAGACCAGTTAAAAAGACGAACTCTGTCACCGTTTGCCAACACTGAAGCGCAAGCCCCCGCACCGAGAACCAAAGCTGTAACAAGATGAAACCATTGTGCGTTTTTCATAACAAGTCCTTATGCGACCGGCTATACCGAGTGGTATCTGCATCCTGAAATTACTGTAACCGGTGCAGAGGGCATTGGGAATACACCCCAATACCTAGGTCTTTGGGAGTAGACGAGATGTCGATCAAAATCGAAAACTTTGCTTGGCATCGCTCGTTCGGAGTACTGGTAGACCAGATCGTAACGCCCAATTTTTGGGGTGCCTTAGTACGTCTGCTGAATGAGTACGTAAAGGTTGATAACTGGGTAGCATTGATCTTCAGCGATACAGGCATCGAGGTAGTAAGCTTTATCGAATGGACAGACGAAACGGAAAGAGATGGCCTCCTTAATAATTATGTCAACGGGCTTTATATGCTTGATCCTTTTTACATCACCAACCGCGAAAACCCAAAAAGTGGACTGCTTCACCTCTTAGATATCGCACCGACACATTTCCTAAAGACAGAGTATTACAACACATACTTTAAACATTACATCTCATCCGACGAAGTAAGCTTCAACGTCCAACTGGAAAACAATAAAACCTTATGCCTCTCCCTCGGCAGCAAAACTCGCTTCTCGCAAAAACAGGTGTCACTGTTAGAAGTAATTAGCCCTTGGGTGATCGCGACGATGCGACTACGCATGAACTTCGAACAGATTATAGAAAAAACACCTGGCAAACGCCCAAAATGGCAAAAAGTAATGGCACAACTGAGCAAAGAACTCACAAGCCGCCAAATGGAAGTCATTAAACTTCTCTTTAGCGGCTACTCTAGCGAGCAAGTCGCTAGCAAACTGTCCATCTCAATAAAAACAGTCAAAACGCATCGACACGATATCAACGCAAGACTGAAAGTAAATTCTTTAGCAGAGATATTTGCCCGTTATTTTAACAGATAAGTAGACGATCATTAACTCAGTCGCCTGCTGTGAGCGCGCCTCTAAACTAAGCCACTCACAGCAATACTCTCTGTGGTCAACAACTCCTATGGCTCAGCTTGTCTGATGACTGCGAGATTTGATTCAAACTATTTTTGCGTCGCTGCGTTAGCCAATGCGAAAGCCATTCTCATCAGTGACTGTCGGTCACTTTCAGCCATCGCCCGATAAAATCCTATCAAGCGATCTTCTTCAGGCGTAACGCTTTCAAGCGGAGTGGGCGTACGCTCGCCAGTAACAACGTACAAAACGTCCACGCCTCTCTCTGCCACGGCTGCTAAATACGCTGAATCCGGGCTTCGCTCGCCTTTTTCGTAGTTGAACTGAGAGGTTTTGGCTACCCCAGCCAAAGTCGCGAATTCCGCTTGGTTTGTGCCCAAACGCACACGTTCCTGTCTCAATCTCTCGCCAATATTCAACAAAACGACTCCATAATAAGTTGACTATTCAACAATCGTTGAATAACCTCTACCTGCCATCACATGAAATCACACGAATCTGAACTATGCACCCCACCTATGCACACGAGCAAGCATGTCAACGGGCTAGAGACCGTCTAACGGGCCTTGGGATCACAGCGAAAGACTGGGCAGAAAAAAACGGATTCAACATCTCAACGGTCTACGCCGTTTTAAACGGGCAACAGAAGTGTCTGCGTGGCGACGCACATCGCGCAGCGGTCTTGCTTGGCATCAAAGACGAAAAGTAGAGGACAGAATAGTGAGCACTTACAAGCTGGTTTGCCCCTGTTGCCGGAGCCCGATGCGCATGCGCACATCTGAAGGCCAAACCCCCTGCTTCCGTTCTGTGTATTCGGAATGCACCAGCTTTCTCTGCGGCGCCACATTCTCTGGCTCATTGGTCTGGGAATATCAGCTCAGTCCGACGGGCCTCGAACACCCTCTGCTAGTCCTTCCCATGGCACCTACAAAAGTGCGCTTGCTAGCGCGCCGTAACCTGATGCCGGCAACTACTCAACCCGATCTGCTGGACCAAATGGAAAAGGAGCAAGCTTGATGAAAAATGCTATAGACCTTGATTATCGGGAATACCAAGAAACTATGCAGACCGCTGCCCTCACCTTTTTAGAGCGCCATCAGTGCGAACACCTGGGCAGCGACCAATTGTTGTTTTCCCGCGCGGTGCAGCACCTGGTCGGTTGCCTAGAGGTGCCATGGCACATAGCTGAAAAACTGGTCAGCCGTGCTTTCGGCGAACTGAAATCCAACAACGACCGTCACCAACTTGACATCAAGGCTAGCTCCAGCCACGTCGCAGTCATCACCGATCCTGCCAGCGGCCTGACTTGGGCCGTACCGATCAGCATGATCTACCAACGCATCCTCAATGCACCGGACAACCGCCGACTGCGCCTCGTAACACCGTAATCCCCGACTAACCCCTCCCGCGCCCGTTTCCAATGGGTTTGGGTGAGCTTTGCCCTAAATCCGAGGTGGACCATGGAAATCGACGTCGCCATTACCGCAAAACTTCCCAGAGAACAGGCCGAAGCCCTGCTCCAGGAGCTGCGCGCGCAATACTCGATCCAGTTCAACGAGCACTGGTACGACGATCGGTTTCGCCGGATCCCCGTGGGTTTGCGGCACGGCTCGTTATTGGCGGCCTTCCCGGTAATGGCCGCACAAAAACGCCTGATTGGCGCCCTTAAACACAGCCTCGACGAAGCGAAGTAAGCCACGATGGAAATGGAACAAAGGCTGCGCGCCGACGTCATCCAACGCATTGAGCGCGACTACCAGCTCAAGCACATTCCCGGCACGAACTACATGCGCAAGGGTGTATGCCCGGCGCCAAGTTGCGGCCAGAAAACCCTGTACACCTTCTACGATTCGCCCTGGACGTTGATCTGCGGGCGACCGGAAAAGTGCGACCACCGTGTCCACGTTAAGGATGTATACGACGACCTGTTCAATGACTGGAGCAAGAACGCACCGTCGACACCGGATAACCCTCTTGCCACGGCACGCGCCTACCTCGAATTTGCACGCGGCTTCAAATTTGAGCTGATCGCCGGTTGGTTCACTCAGGAGAATTACTGGGATGGCCGGAAGAACATCGGCAGCGCCACAGTACGATTCGCGCTTGAGAAAGGTGGGTACTGGGAACGCCTGATCGATCGGCCAGATCGCTTCGGCAACATGAAAGCTCGCTTCCGTCCCTCCGGCGAAGGCCTGACCGGTTACAAGGGCGTCTGGTGGTGTCCGCCAAGCGTTGACCTACTGGAAGTCGACGAGCTCTGGATAACAGAGGGCATCTTCGACGCTATCGCGCTGCTGCATAACGATGTGTCGGCCGTGTCGATGATGTCCAGCGCCCCCTGCCCAACCGACTCCCTCAAGGCCCTGGTCAAACTGCGCCACGACGCTGACAAGCGCTTGCCGCTGCTGGTGTGGGCACTGGATAACGAGCCCGTCGCTAAGGCCAACATGCGCCGCTGGGCGAAGGAAGCACGCGACCTGGGCTTCACCTGCAAGGCGGCGGTGATCCCGCAACCCCATGGCAAAAAGGTTGACTGGAACGACCTGCATCTGCGGTGGAAACCGATCGAGGGCGACGACAAACGTGTCGAGCGGATCGAGCAGGATCTCGACGAAGCCCGCCACCACGGCGATTTGTTGCTGGCTGACTCGGCTGAGGAAAAGGGTTTCCTCATCTACCTGCGTGACGAGCGCAAGGAATTCAACTTCACGTTCCGCAAGCGCCTGTACTGGTTTCGGCTGGATCTTGATAAGTACGACCGCGCCATGGGCGATCTGGAAAGTTCAGACCGCCATGAGGACCAGCTGCTCAACGACGAACAAAAGCGATACAAGGCGCTGCGCCAATCCGGCTCGGTGTCCAGCATCGCCAACTGCAATTTCCAGGCGCTGTATTACATGCGCAACGACCTCACCGATGAGGCTTGGTATTACTTCCGTATCGAGCGCCCGCAAGGGCCTGCCATCAAAAGCACGTTCACGGCCAAGCAACTCACGTCGGCGCCTGAGTTCGCCAATCGCCTGCTCAATGTCTCCAACGGTGCGATGTTTGAGGGCAGCGCTCAGCAACTGAAACGGATTCTGGCGCCTCAGCTGGACTGCCTGAAAACCGTCAATACCATCGAATGGATCGGCTACAGCCGCGACCATGGCGCCTACGTCTTCAACGACCTGGCCTTTCACGGCGGCAAGGTACAGGTGCGCAACAAGGAAGACTTTTTCGACCTCGGCAAGCTGAGTATCAAGTCGCAGAGCCAGTCGCCGGTGTTGCACATCAATACCGACCTAAATGCCTACAACGAGGGTTGGTTCGACATTTACTGGCGCTGCTTTGGTGTACAGGGGCTGGTGGTACTGGCCTGGTGGCTGGGCGCGTTGCACGCTGAGCAAATCCGCCAGATCCACAAGTCGCTGATGTTCCTGGAGCTGGTGGGTGAAGCCGGCTCGGGTAAGACCACCTTGGTGGAGCTGCTGTGGAAGTCGGTCGGACGCACTGATTACGAAGGCTTCGACCCGTCCAAAGCGACCGCCGCAAGCCGTGCGCGCAACTTCTCGCAGGTCAGTAACTTGCCCGTTGTGCTGATCGAGTCGGAGCGCGAACAAAAGGAAGGCCAGCCGGTTAAACACTTCGACTGGGACGAACTGAAAACCGCCTATAACGGCCGCAGTGTTCGCTCTACCGGCGTGAAAAACAACGGCAACGACACTCACGAACCGCCGTTCCGCGCCGCGCTACTAATCGCGCAGAACAACCCGGTGAACGCTTCAGAACCCATCCTGCAGCGCATCTGCCATGTCCACTTGACGCGCGAGCACCACACGCCGGAGACCAAGCAGTACGCCGAGCAGTTGGAGCGCATGCCGATGGACAGCATCAGCGGCTTTCTGGTCAAGGCGCTGCAACGAGAAACCGAAACCATGCGCCTGATGGAGGAGAACACCTCCGGCTACGAACAGGAGCTACTGGCCTTGCCGGGCGTGCGCACCGTGCGTATCGCCAAAAACCACGCCCAACTGCGCAGCCTGGTGGATGCACTGGCCGGGGTCGTGCCCCTCGGCGAGCAGCGCAAAGCTCTCGCACACGCCGAGATCAGTCGCATGGCCCTGGAGCGGCAGCAGGCAATCAACGCCGACCACCCGACCGTGCGCGAGTTTTGGGACCTGTACGAATTCCTCAATGGCATGGACGAGAAAGGCGCGCTCAACCATGCACGCAAGGACGGGCTGATTGCCGTGAACCTCAACGAATTCGTTGAGATGGCTGTCAACAAACGCCAGCAGGTGCCCGCGCTCAGCGATCTGAAACGTCTGCTCAAAACCAGCAAGTCACCCAAATTTCTGGAGTCAAACAAGCCCGTCAACTCGGCGCGGTCGCTCGACGCCTTTGATAAACCGAAAACCATTCGCTGCTGGGTATTCCAGGGCGTTTAACCGCAGTACATACAAGGAGCAATAACATGCAAAACCAACTGAAAACCGCGATTCGTTTTGATGACTTCCTTGCCGTATTTGGTGCACAGGGTGTCGTCGCTATGGCCTGGTGGCTTGGAGCCAAGCACGGCGCTCAGATACGCACGGAAGAACAGGGCTTTCCTTTTCTGTACGTCACCGGTCCTGCAGGCAGTGGCAAAACGACGTTGCTCAGCTACCTGTCGGCGCTCAACGGCGTTGACTCAGTGACCTGTTATGCACCGGCATATGCAACACCTCAGGGCCTCGCGCGGATTCTGGCCAACGCGGGTGAACAGCCAGTGATCCTTGAAGATGGTTACGATGCTGAGCGCAGGTTCGATTGGAGTCAGCTCGCGCCACTCTATGACGGCGGATCGGTTTCGGTGTCCCAAAGTGAGCAGGCTGAAATTACCTTCAAGGGAACATTGGTCATCAGTGCCACCCCTCCCCTCAAATGCAGTCAGGCATTCACAAGCCGTACGGTTCACATCGACCTAAATACGCCGCACACCGCTAATAGCCGCCACCACGCACAAGCAATGCAACAGTTCACGGCCGAGCAAGCCAATAAATTCAGCCATGCCGTACAGAAGCAGGCGGATCAGACAATCAACATGGTCAGGAGGCTGGCCCCGGCTTACGCAGCGTCGCTTTACGACAATCACTCGGCTCAACCGACTGCCCGTGCAGCCCAGATTGGCGGGCTTCTTATGGCATTGGTAGATGTGCTCAGCCTCCTGCTCAATCTCAGCGATGAACAGCGTCGCAAGGCGCTGGCTCAAGTAGAGCAAAACGTTGTCATGGCAGATCTCCCGTACTGATTGACCGTCACTGATGCTTTAGGCGCTGCAAAGCCGGCCCCTCCAAAGGAGAAGCACCATGCAAAACATCGTCAGTGTGAGCGGCGGAAAGGCCAGTACAGCCACCTTATTGCTAGCCATCGTCCAAGAGGTTCCTAATTTGCAGGCTGTCTTCGCAGACACCGCCCACGAACAATGCCTCGACGCTATTCCCGCTCTCACCCAAGCACTCACAGCGACCAACCAGGAGCGGTGCCGGTTTATCTGCGAGATCCAAACAGACGACTCAAAGCCATCCGGAGAAGCCCGGCCGAGGTTCATTCATCAATCGTTTCGGATGTGAGGGGAGCATCATGAACACAGCTTTTATTCTTATGGCCCAGTACGACGGCCAGGCGATCATCCCGCTTGATCAAGTGTGCCGGGATTACTTCACCCATCTGACGCCGGACATGTTCCAGCGCAAGGTGATAAGTGGCCAGATCAAGATTCCGATCACCCGGCTGGAGGCGAGCCAGAAGTCGGCCAAGGGTGTTCACATCGGCGACCTGGCTGCGTACCTCGATCTCCAGCGCGCCGCCGCTGTCAAAGAAAACAGTCAGCTCAACGGCTTAAAACCCGCCTGTTAAGCCATTTCATTGATGCGGCGCCCAGTTGGACGGGCGCCCTCAATATCTTCTCGTGCCATTCCCACCCCACATACCGATCACCTTTTCCGCGCAGGTGGGTGTATCTCCGCATCGAGTTCCAATCCCGATGGCCAGAAACGCTCGCCACACGCGGAATGTCCCAGTCCATTTCAAACAAGCGACTGACACCTTCATGGCGCAGGTCGTGGAAGTGCAGATCTGCGATCTCCAGGAACTTGCATGCTTTCGCCCATGATGAAGAGATTGACTCAGGACTGTAGGGGAAAATGTCGTCGCCAGCCTTCGGCATTGACTGAAGGATCTGCCACGATTCGTCCGGCAGGTAACACCAAACATCGTTACCGATCTTCTGCCCAGGGTTTTTCATGTCACGCACCAGCACTCGCTGACCAGCCTCGTCGACGTCCGCCCAGCGAATACGGGTTATTTCATCCAGCCGACGCGTGGAGAACAGGGCGAACCCTACGACCTTCAACATATTGGTGACAGTCGGGCGCCTCGCCTGCATGGACTGGTAGTGCGTCAGCACCTTTTCCAACTCGTCCAGTGTAGGTCGGCGGTCACGCTCGCGGCTCTTGAGGTTGTAGCCCAGCTTGCGCAGCACCCGGCGGGCGCCGCCCATTGCCAGCGGATCGACCTGGTAACCCCAAGCGTCTTTGGCAATCGCCAGAACAGCACCGAGGTGCGCCAGGTCGTTACCGGCGGTTTGTGGCTGGACCCCGCCGCCCTCTTGGCTCATTCGCCAAAGTGCGAAATCGACCAGGCACTGGGTATTGATGTCCGTATCAGTCAACTTGCCCAGGTACGTCTCGGAAATCGCATTGAGTGTGGCGCGCTTGGTCTTGCCCAGCGGCCTGGCTTTCTCAACTTCGACCAGGTAGCGATCAGTCATATCTTTGACTGTGGCCCCCTTTCGGCTCGCTCGCTCGATTGCGCCAGGCTCATCCAGCTCCGACTCACGCTTACGCGCCCAAGCCTGGGCGGCCTGTTTTCGGGCGAAGCTTTGGGCCTCTTGGTAGACTTGCACACCATCACGTTTAATGCGGATCTGCGCCGTATACAT